GCAATAGTCAACATGGCAGCGCATGCTGGATTCACTTTAAGAAATAAGGAACGAATATTCAACAGTACCATACTCTCTTGTAAATCTACCCGTCCTAGGTGGGGTCTTTCTCCCCGCTCTTCACCTATGACAACGATTCCAACAGCGGGGAGATCACACAAAAAAATACATGAAGAAGTCATGCGGTTTGGCAGCGAGCCTTCAGTAAAAGGCAAGCGACCAAATTTAGATTTAGACATGTTTGAGAGAGTGTGCATACCAGATGAAGTAAGACCCAACAACGGGGTTGAGACCCATGGTCCAGGTTACTATGAGATTATAAGTGAACCTCGGACGGTGCCGGAATTGAGCACTAAGTCTATTTATCAGATGACTGCGATGGAGCGGAAAGTGGAACAATATAAGATGAAGATAATAAACGCACATATTGAATTGTGGGCGCCCGACACAATTTACAATTGGCACATGTCAGAGGATTCCATAGCGGCATTAATCAACCAAGTTGAATTTATAGTCTCTGACGACTTAGTCAAGAAATATTTGGAGAACCTGGCTACTCCAGCGTCAATATATGAAGCGGCAAGAAACCAGATGTATATGGCAATCGGTAAGTGGGATGTGGCTGAAAAGTTTGGAGTTTACTTCGACATATTGTCGAGTAATTCAAAAATATTTTCAAAGCCAGGCCAAATAGCCGGGCACGCTTCCATGCTCATGAGTGCGATGACGGCTACGCGGGAACAAACCTTCGCAGTCCAACTCGAACGATACCGGTACATACGTAAAATGAATTATACAGTCCAAATAACCTTCGATCGCGGTAAGGTAGATCCAGACAAAGTCTTCCGGTGCTCGAACCTGAAAATGCAGAAGCGGCAAGGCGGCCACATCATACATGATAGGTTGAACAAATTAAACAACAAGACCCTAAGTGTGAGAGAAAGTTGGAACATACGCGAAGCTTGGAGAAGCACAGGGTCCAAACCGTGTCCAGTATTCACGAGTCAGCCCATGATTGGGACTGTGTTGGCCGTATCAGGAGAAGGGCCCACATATGCTACCATGACAGACGTGCTGGACATGACAGTTGGAGAAATTATCAACTACCTCAGAAATTGCAGGTATGGCACCAACACTTGCTATATCACGGAAAAGATGCACTCTTTCTTTCTCGATCCTTTTGAGAACATACTCGCAGGGAACAAACTTGATTCCACTGCTGTACTTCATGGTGAGGGAAGGAAATGGGGCTGCCCGTACTTGAGCGACATATGTTATCGGCATCTTAAAAAAGAAGGGAACAACATCAATGACATTGTGTTAAAAGCAATTGATGGTTGCGAAAACGTGGACAGTGTAGCCGGAGTTCTATACCTTGAAAAAGGAAAGCGTAAGCTCAGACTGTTCACCAATGACACCACTTCAGCTGATCTGAAAACCCAAGGCGTCAAGTTATGCCGCTGTGGCGAGTGCAAATGCATGAATGTCATAGTGTCATGTGATAATATGGGTTGTGGTGTGTGCGGAAGCGATTTAGGCAGAGTGGTATCAGCAATAGGCCACATCGACATAAACGATTGGTACGCTGAATGGTGTACCCCAAACATAGGCGGGCAACTCGATAAACTTGGCCTGCTCAACTTCCTGGACGGCGCAGTAGATGAGGACGAGAACAGAGAGTTATATGCAAAGTTGATTGATCACGATTTAGCCATAGTAAGAAGAGTGCTGTCTAGGGCAGACGTCGATTCCCTCAGGTTGCGTGAAGGTATGACAAGAGACGAGTTTTCGATTTTAGCCAGCAAGACACATGATAGAGAATTACACACGGATGAAATGGAGGCCGTAGCACATGCTATGTATTGCAATGAAATAACCATACTTGAGAACAAAGTGATAGACTGCTTGCCATCAGGCGTTACGAAGGTTAGACTGGGAGACAGTTGTTTGCCAAACTGCTACTTGGACGAGACCAATCCAACAGTTTGTTGTCAGAAAATAATTCCGGGAATGCACGTAAACAACAGTGAAAAGATGAACTTATTGTGCACTCATAACATTAGAGAGTGCACTTGTTTTGATAAAGCCACCGACTGCATGTATGGGTTAGATGGAATTTGTAATTTGAGCATGGGAGACGTTTTAGATAGTATGAAAGAGCAAGGTCAACACTCTCTCCTATTTACGTGTCCGAACTTACCAGATCTGGGTCTGAAAAAGAGCGGCATCTTGGCACACGAGCAAGGATCATGGGTGACGCACTTAGACAAAACTCATGTAATGTTGATAGGTATGGACAGGCCACTCACATTTGATTACAACGAACTCCACAACTGGGCAATGAGCGATAGTTTCTATATGCAAGACAACTATGGTAACATCAAAACCCTGATGACCGTTGGCAACCACAAAGTGAGGTGTTTGACAATAGACACCGAACCTAGATACGCCAATGACTTTAGTAACATACTAGATAAAGGTAGTGACGAAATAGAGATAGTGTGCCCTAAAATACAGACCATCCAACCCGTAGGAATGCAATCTAAACTAGTAGTGGCAGACGCTAAAATCAAGCTGCGATTGAAGCTACTGCACAAACTAAATGCACGAAATCTGGGAGGAAGTTTGTCGTATAAGGCCTTATTAGACTATGCAATATCCGTCGCTCACGCCAGATATTCAATCCATGACAGAGTGATCACGTATTCCAATTTGACTGCAGAAGATGTCGAAAACCACACAGTGGTGTCAATGTTGTTGATGTCCAGAAGAGCCAGTAGAGTTGGAGATGTGAAGTGGATTGTCGAGAACGATGCTCCTGTGTCAATCCTAAAGAAACTAGGCATCATGGGAGGAGAATGGTTACTGAGCGGAATAGTGAAGTGTCTCGGAGGGTTGGGCAACCAATTCCAGGTGAAGGAGGTACTATCCACAATAGATAGCCACACAGCTATGCAAATCAACACATGGGCGACAAGTAAAGTATGGGATTCCTTAGAATCGATGCTCTCAGGACCACAGTTTCACAGCAGGATCGTGAACTATTCCTGGGCAGACAGGAAGACAGAAATTGGGAATTTCAATGTTTGTAATCATCACAAGAGCTCTTGCAACCACCCAGTGTTGGCTGACAGTGAGAGCATGTGTAAATGTTGCAACCTAGTGAACGCCACCAAGAATCGGAGGTGCGCGTGTTGCGACGTAGAAGCTGGGTGTAGACATCAATGCGATCACGTTTGCTCAGAGCTGCCACACACCTGTCATGGTGGATGTGACCACGAGAAGAGACAATGCTCGTGTTGCATGAAAGAACATTGCGGGACGTTGTGCCCACCATGCAGCGGAGAGCGGTCAGTCATTAACCCACTCGAGCTGGAGTGCTCATTAGCCGAAATCGAGCACGTGGGAGATAAACTTGTCAAAGTACCAAAAGCAAGGAGGTACGTGACTAAAGGCAAATTTGTGCAAGAACGCACGGAGCAAGGCTCAAGAGGAAGAACCCGAGGTAGAGACGCTGCCGCAAACCGGATGACTTGGTTCGACAGAGTGCTGAATATACAAATGGTCGATCAAGAGAAAAGTTATGAAAAAGGTAAAGAACAAGAGACCTCTGAGGGCGCGAGCGAAGAAAGAGGAAAACCAGAAGCTTTTGGCTTAGGCAGCTCCAAACGATACAAATTAAGATCAGGCCAAAAACTGTACACAGAAGAAGGCCCTAAACCAGAAAGCCAGTACGGGAAGAGACCGGAGAGCGAGGAAGAGATACGTGAGAAATTGATGCAGATGCGCAATCTGCGCATGCGACTAGCATTTTGCACGTCAGAAAGATATGTTGAGGTACTTGAGAAAGGTTGGCCAACAGTGAACGCCACAACCTCAGCTGAATGGCACGGAAATCAAAAGTTAACGTACTCAGTCATGTTGCCCATGGTAAACCAGGGTGACACATACGTGCCTGCGGATTGGATAGAGCCGACAGTGATCAAACCCGACGCGGTCACGGCGACTACAACCAGACTGTGCGGGTTGCAAGCCATTATAGATTCGGTGTGTCCCGGAACCAGTATAGTCACTCTAATGACCATCAGTGGGCTAGACGGTGACCTCAGCACTGTAGACATCCTTAGGACGTGCAGCGCAATAAAGGGAAATGTCGTTGTGATAGCGGGTCAAAAGTGCAATATCGGTAAGAATGACCCGTGGTCCGATGAGTACGGAGTGATAGTGCACAGCAGAGTTCTAGGAAAAAATTTTGATCATTGGTACTCTGCAGCAGGAAGGATGACCGATAAGTACAATCTATACCCAGTATTTGATAATAGGGGCCGGAACATAGATAGAGCGGAAGAGTACGGTTCAAAGGGCTACAAGTTCAGTCCTGACAGGTGGATGCACACCCCAATACTACTACGACTTTCTGTAGAATTGATGATGTGCGGAGAATTGAGCTTAGAAAAGATATTGATCAGTGGTGAAAATTTCATACCAAGAGTGGTGCAGAGAGGGTCCACAACATACCTCTGCAATAACTTCGAGTTCACTGATGACATTAGGAACGGATTGCTGTCCATACCGATACCAAACGTGACAGTCCCACAGTTATCACTACTAGCCGACTGCACGCCAAGAGACAAGTCAGCGTTAGTGTTTGACGAATACTTAGACATGTCCCTGGCGGATGAATTTAATGTGGAAAAGGCTATCAAAAGTACCGTAGACGAATGCGTAAAAGACATGATAGACATCGATTTGGCATGTCGTGGCTTAATCGACATGGCAGGGAAGTTTAAAGACAGGGTTTACACCATAAAGCTAAGGCAAACGCAGTCAGGTCACTGCGTCATAGAAGGGTTACCGGTGAATATGAAGTCTCTGGACATGGTGCAGGTGACGACAAAGAAAGGGATGAGGCACAGGTTGCACTTAGTAAAAATAGGTAAATCCATGTGCATAAGGAGTGACACAAAGTTGGCGACGGAAGTTAGCTTGCAGTGCAGGATTCCAAAGTCTTCATACTCCAGCCAGATGAGAATGCTTCATGCATGCCTGACGAGTAACGTTAGTGAAGAGACGATCACACGACAAATGAAGAACGCAGTGGCCGTCTATGGCGTCCCCGGATCTGGAAAGTCCACTGAAATACTGGCAAGTGCAGACGATAAGACCACAATCATCACTATGACAAAGTCTGCCAGGGACAGGTTACTAGACGCGGAGAAGAGTGGGGCTAAAGTGCTCACCTTAGAGCAAGCGTATATCGAGAAAGTGCACACAATCAAACTGGTTGTTGACGAGGCAACGATGATAACATGGTTAACAATCTTATGGTGCTTGACTGACGACATCAAATACGTGAAGTTGTATGGGGACGTAAGTCAAATCGGAGTAGTGGATATGAGGAAAACGGCAGGGAAGCGCGAATGGAGGTCAATCATGGAATTGGCAAACATTAGCGAGCGTAGAACGACGACCTACAGGATAGGGAAGACGCTGGCAACGCAATTACAACACGTGATTCCAGATCTACAAACACGAGCACCACACGACACTGCAGTGAAGCTACACACAGCAGAATGGAATAACAAAGATACAATAGTCAAGTTATTAAACACATATGATGTAGACGTGATATTAACACATTATCAAACAGTGAAGACAGCGCTGGAGGACATGATACTCATGAACATTCCTGTAGAAACAACCCACTCATACCAAGGTAAGGAAGCCAATGTGGTCATGTTCATTCAATATTCCCCAACTAGAACCGCGCACAGTCTAATATACAACAAAGAATACAATGTTTCGGCCGCCACTCGAGCCAAAAAGATGTTAATATGGGTGAGCGTTGACTGCTTCGATGACGCCGACCCTTTATACACCCGCATCATAGGAGGATATGTTGGGGGGGTGGTCATCACGCAGATCGGAGAACCGTCTGACACCGACACTTTTGAGCGGGCAAGCAAATCGATGATTAGCAATCCCGGCATAATTTTCACATACGCCAAAAGTCTGCTGACAAACTGGTGGTTTAAAGACACGAAAAAAATAACGGATGTAGAGGACACCACCAGAGCCTCGGTCCTTCAGTCAACACTTAAAGATTTTTCATCAATAAGAGAAATGGCGGATGCAAGGTTAAATCAGAGCGGTTTGACCATAGTGGAAAATGTTTGGGCTGACCACTACAACAGGGTGCGCGGGACGCACTTCGGCGTGCCAATAGAAGTAGAATTTGACCACAAAAGAGCATTATATCGTGTGATAACGAACTTGCCCCTGGGGATGAACAACTTGCTGTACGGGAAGATAGAGTCAGTGATATCGGAAGTAACCGGCGTAAGATATTCAAGAACCAACATAGATCTATCTTCTGGCACCCCAGCCTTACTCTTAGGACCTGGACCGGCAGACAGCACAAAACCAGGGTCCCTATTGACTGGCATAACGAAAGGGGTTACAACGAGCGTAACACAAGCAGCGGAGACGGTGTGTAAGTCTGTCAAACAGTGCTCCGAGCTGTGCGTGTGTTCGAGTTCATGGCCGGACGATAGTCCGAAAGTGAATGTTAGCCACTGCGCGACAACTAAGGTGGTGATGACAGGCAGGAGCCTAACGAGATTGAGAATTTTGAGTCACATAGTATCCGGGTTAACGAGCGCGAGCCCCACCATGACTTTGGATGGGCCTGCTCACACTGAGTTGAACATAACCAGAACGGGGGGTTGCACGTATTGTTCAGACCTACTGTTCTCTGTCAACAATGAACCGATTTTATACGTAACCTCCATGTACAAACAATGGTGGTTCAGAACGATTTATTATGATGAAGATCAAGCTTTCATACCGATAGTGACATGCATACTATCTTGGTTTGGAGCCAGAGACGTAGAAAACAGGCTGCTAATAGATGATCACAATTGTACCTGGTCACCCATTCCAGGCGTTAACTTTGATGACAGATCTTTTGAATATGGCATGTTCATGGACAGACTGAACGCAGGAAAGAACTCCATTACAGATTTAATCGAAAAGAGTATCGTCGGTGAGCACACGACTTGGGCATGGTGCAATCAATACGACCAGTTCAACGAGGCACACCTTAAAATAAATTACGACAAAGCAAGAGAAATATTTGGGAATGTGGTGGCTTCACCCAAAAGGATTACAGGAAGCGTAGATGGCCGATTTTGTCCGGTTATGGTGTTGTTGGGGTCTTACCCGTGTCTGGCCTTAATGGAGTACAGCCCACCAGTTGTGTGGAGCGTGGACACTAAGAAAATTCCAGTGTCGGACAAGTACTGGGTGGTGAGAGAGTTGGCAACGTTCGTAAATCACATGTTGGATATCGACAGACAAAGAGCAAGCTGGCAGTTCGGCAAAACTCTACATTGCGCTGGCGAGAAGCTGGAAGAAATAATTCTTAGACACTGTCCCGAGATCAGCAAAGCGCCACTGACAATAGGGGGAATAGTCGACATTAAAGAGATAGAAGGTCTAATGATCCCACCAGATGTGCACGTAGAGAGGAACACAGCAGTCATAAAAGCCATAAATAAAAAGAAAAATGCCATCATACTGAAACAGCTCAGAGAACACAAAATGAGGATCTTCGCGACGAAAAATCAGATAGACAAATATAGGAGAGATATCGGGGCTAGTTTACCAAACGCGATAGTGAATCGCCATGGCTCAGTGAATTTAGACGACGGGTTTGACAACCTCGTAGACACAATCGTGACAGCGGTACTATGCCGGAAAGCTAGCAAGGATGCAACGCAACTGTACGTAACTGACTGGCCGAGCCTAGTTGTGACAAATACAATGACCAACTGCACTGCTTGGCCGACTACGATCAGCAAGACAAACGAAAGATATCTTGGTAATATTAATTATGCTCGCAGCGGCTTGAACAAATTAGGACACATGATAGACCATTGGGATGCGTACATGTTAGACGATCACGACGCAAAGCAGGAGAAAGTGATAGCAACACGGAAAAGATTGTCAGAACTACACAAGCTGCAAACAGATAGCAAAGGGGTAGGGCCATGGTTTGTGAACGAAGCCAGCAAAGAGCTAGAGGTTGGAAAAAGAGATCAACTATGGATCGGACCTGGAGGTCTAAAGAATACCCTTGGGACACTCCTGTCCCTCATAATAGACTGTGCAGCAGAGAAGACGATCTGCTGGGCGCCGGACATATGTTACCTGAGGCACTCAGCTCTCATAAGCAGCCCGAACTTCCCAAAGGCCACAAGCTTACGAGGTGGGGCCAGCGACTTGATGAGTCGCAGACCAGGGGAAGGAAATTATGAGTTCTTTTACGATGATGCCACATATCCAACCGAGATTAACAGAGAACTGTTCGATTGGTTAAGTTGCGGACAGTGTAAAAATAGAGAGGTTAAAGGTGACACGTATACCGTTTGGGCCCAGAAAAGCACATGCATACTGGGGCACAACGTGTACGAGATATATATGGTAAAAGCAACACCCGGATCGAGTTTCACCAGCTATTGTTGCAATCAAGACATCTATATGTCGAACAAACTACTAACTTACAGGCTACCAATGTTTGCAGAGAATCTGGTATCCGCGCTGGAAACTGAAGAGCTGGTCAGCACAGTAGAACTAGTAGTCGACGAGAAAATGTTCAGATCACTATCACTCAAAGCATTAAGAGAGGAAACGACATACGATGACATTATACAGTATGCTAGAACGTTGCTGAACGCCACATATTATTCCGACAGAGGGACATGGCAACAGTACAAGATAGACCAAGACGTTGCATTGAACACAGCAGTGTGTGCGTACTACGAGGGGAAAAAGATAGGAGAAGGTATGGACACCATGTTGAAATGGTGTTCTCTGAAGAGCGGAGAAACAGTCAAAGGTCAACAAATGATAGAGAGAACCCTAGCAAAGTTGAAAGATACCGTCCTGGCCACGTACAGCTCCTTAATGAGTGCAGTTAACGTGCCAGTGGCCACGCAGCAGTTGTACGACAGCTTGATTAAAGCGTGCAAAGACATGCCGACAGCTCAGGCAGTATTGTCACACTTTCAGAAAGTATGCCGAAAGTGTAAAATAGAGAGAGTGGACAATCACCAAAAACTAGTGATTTATCATGCGGAAGGCCAAGTGACGGAGACATGTCATGAAGAAGAAAGTGAGCTCTGGAACTTCCGAGGGCCAGTCTTGACTGCCTTTGATTACGTGAGCAATCAACTAGCTGAATGGAACTCAAACGTGATGCATTCAGCTGGAGAAACAGTGAAGAAAATCGCACCAATATTGAAGAATATGATCCCGCCGCAGGACACATCTCTAGGGAGGGAAACAGAGTCTTGCAAGTGGGAAGACAGAGTGAGACCTTCCGAACAGAGGCGGGTCTGGAGGTGCTTACCACGTGAGGGAGAGAGTGACAAGACTAGTCTAAAACCAATCTATTGGATAGTCATAGGATCTAGAGGGGACGTCGAACCGTGTTTGAGGTATGCAAGAGAGATGTTAGACGAAGGTCTTAAGGTGATGATGGTGACACATTACACACATGGCTTGTTGTGCGGAGCATACAAAGTGCCATTCAAAGGCATAGGTGGTGACCCTGGAAAGATGATATTGAATGCGATAAAACTCCCGTCCGACCCCTTGGGCGCCATTAAGGCAGGGAAAGACCTTATGCACTCATACATACCGAAGTGGTTGACTTCTATTGCTCTGATTTGTAAGGAGGCAGGCGTGATAATGGAAGCGGCTTACCCAGGGTACGGTAGAGATGTAGCTGAGTGGTTAAACGTTCCGTACATAAGGGTGTCCCCATTTCCATGGACAGAGACAAAACATTGGCAATTTCAGAAATGGGAAGAACCGTCCACCAACCACGCTCTAAACTTAATATCTTACAGAATGTTCAACGCAGGAGTGTTCAGCGTGGAAGAACCATACGTAAACGAGTGGCGAGTGAACACATTACACCTAGCGCCTCGGTCCACAAACTCAGTCACCTCTAGCGACGCAATCGATTTGTTAATGTGCTGCGACGACTTGCTGCCAAGAGCCCCAGATTGGCACGACTGCGTGAGAACCATAGGGTACCCACATATAAACAACTCTGGGTCAGAACCGGACGCAAGCACTATAAGTTGGTTAGAAGTCCTTCCAGCTGGAAGGATGAATGCTGTGTTAACATTCGGCAGCATGACAGACCCAAATGTAGTTGAATTTCTTTTGGAAAGCGCGAACAGCCTGCTAGAGGCGGGTTGCCGAGTCCTAATCTTGTTGAACTGGGCCGCAAAGTTGATAGACAACATGAGTGATGACCGTCTCCAATTGCGCAGAGGACTTGTCATGCGCCAAGGGGTGGTATCAAAAAATCTTCTAGTTGTAAAGAGTTTCCCTTTTACAGAGTTGAGAAACCTGGTACACATAGCAGTAGTGCACGGAGGTTCGGGAACAGCACACGGCATGGCATGCATAGGGGCTTACACTATATTCAAGCCATACTTGCCTGATCAGAAACAGTGGGGCCTGGCATACAGGAGGTTAGGAATAGGAGACGTGTGCGACACAAACGACCCGAAGAAATTCGGTAGATTCGTGTTTGAGACAGTTATCAACGTTGCCCCACGGATAGACCAAATATTATCAAGCGTGGTCTTTGCAAATATAAGATCCAAATGCAAGCGAGCCAAGATGATGGAGGCACTGGCGGGATTGATAGATACCGGAGTGATAGTCTTAGGTAGCGGCGAGATCAGCGAATCGGACAAATTTTTTGACACAGAAGATGAGTTTGCGACGGAAACAAAAATAACAGAATTACAAGAAGAGATAAGACAAGAGGAAGGGTCCATGAGTCACGACTCTGGGTCAGTGAGATCAGTCATGTCCGATGACGAGTATACCAGTGAAGAGGAAGATCAACCTAGAACGGTGTTCGTGTCCGACAACGAAAAAGGGTTATCTCTTAAAGATTTAGACGTGCAGGGGTTGCGGTTCAGACCAATATACTTCCAGACGTCGACCGGCCTAAGTTGGACGAACGGAGCCATCGCCAGGCAAGAGCTGGGTACAGGGTTAGTGGAACTAGCCCTGAGCACTGGCGTAGACCTTTATGACCCAACCACTGTTGGAGAATGTGTGGTTAAGAGTTTCTTGTATCACATGGAGTCCGGTCAGATCAAGTCTCACTTAATATCATATTTCAATTTGATAGGAGTGGCGACATGGTCACCTCTAAACACGATATTCTTAATAGCAGAAATTTGCAACGTGCAGGTCCTTGTTAAAGTAGACGGAAGAGGATATGGCTACACGCCAGAGCTGAGCTCAAGTTGTATCGGCCTGACAGTGACAACGTCACCAGATGGGAAGAGAAGGCATTGTAAATGCACTGGTTACTCAATAGAGAGACACATGGGTATAACACGTGTGGTTCCAGAAACCGTCAAAAGTCATGTCCTAACACTAAGAGTTTCGACTGAAGGCGGACGTAGAGTGGAACGGCTGTCACACGACCCAGAGAGATTCTTGTCGTTAAGTAACACAGTACTGGAAAACCTCAATATCTCATCGTCCGTGATATACGGGCTGATCAACTATGAAAGCAGCCGGAGGTTTTTGTCGGAGAACAAAATAGACTACAAAGACTGGGAAGCGAAGGTGAATAGTAAACATTATGTGAAGACCGTAACCACGCCGAATCATCTAAACTTGACGTTGAGAGGTCACAGAGTCGACAATGGGATTTGCGTGCCCGGCAATAAGCTCCAACCAGGGAGGGTCTACCTGGCCATAACTAGCGGGGGTTTAGTCGCTGGGCTTTGCATACAAGACGACAAGGATCAAATACTAGTAGGAGATTACGAGAACCTGGCATACTTAGGAGGAGTTATTAACACCAGGATGGTCATACCTGGGATCCAAGTGAAAGGAAGAAGAGAGGTGTCAACAAAAGAAGAGTCAGTGTCCGCCCTAAACGAAGAGAGTTTAATAGGAGCACAGCGGTTCAATTTAATCAGAGGCCACGTACCAATAGCGTCTCAAACCGCTACCCAAATGGTGGTATCGCATTATGACAACAGACCACATCATGGAAGGGACCTTAGGCCATTATTCCGGAAACACAGTGCTGCTGATAGCATAATCTGGATACCTAACAGGCCCAGCGTAAGTGAAGAGATGATATTAGGTTTAGGAACAGACGACCCATGCAGGGGGGTCTATTTTTATGGGAAGTTTCACTGCATCGTGTCCTGCGAGAACGCAACACCGCTGACACTATCCATACTAGAAAGGGTCATAGAACAGCGAGTCAGCAACGACGATGCCACACTAGTTGAGATATCTCCGGGGGAGATAGAATTAACGCTGGAATTTGGTGAGGATGATGCTGGGTGGGAGATCGAGCTGATTCGGGAGATAAACGCTGAGTTAAAGTATTATTTGATCAAAGCAGGGAACTCCTGGAAATGGAAACATGACACCATGCCATGGCCAAAAGATGGGCTGATCAGCACTGCAGAATTTAAAGGCCAACACCTATCAATATCATTGGCAGAAACTTTGACGCTGAGCGCTGCGTCACTGATGTTGACAGAGGACGAGGAAAATATCATAGTCTCACAAAGTCCGGAAACTATCATCACAGACGAGGGTCTGTCATTGATCACAAAAGGTGCTCTGTGGATAAACCCAATAGCACGACATCAAGGAGCAAGTCTGTTCGGGCCAAGTGAATTGATAATAATCACTGCAAGTTACGGGGCCGGCGTGCCAAAAGACGACTTATCTCTCGTAGGGTCGGATGGGCTCTGGGCGGACGTGGTCAGCGAAAGACTCAAAACGAAAGGAGAAGTGATCGGTCAATCGTTAGGGCCGGAACTAGCAACACTCAGTAACGTCAAGCAGGAGGAGATCGATCAAAATCGGCTCGAACATGTCTCCAAACACATAGAGGTGCTGAGCGAGATGAGCATTGTAGACCTGAAACCAGGAACATATGATAGCGCCGAATCTAGAGCGTACAAGTTCGACAAACCATTAGTTGAGCACACGGAACATCTCGGTCAGCTGAGCCACGTTCTGGACGGATTGTACCATACGATAGAAGAGATCAATTGCGAGAGCATTGACTTCTGGGATAGTAACAGTATGGAGCACCACAACACGATATACGGGCCCAGAACTGGCATGACGATCAAACTAATAGAAACGAACTTCAAACTCAGAAAGACCCAAAAAGCGACGATGACACAATACCCGATGTATAGTAGACCAGTGTTTCACAAGAAGAGTTTCTCTGAGATTAATAATTTCGCGGGAAGATTAGGGTCAGTCACGATCGTGAGGAAATTTCCAACCTCCAGGAAAGTGGAGTTGTGCAAGATGGCTGCAGCCTATTTTGTGCCAGGATGGAGAGAAGTGTCAAACCAAAGTAAAGTCAACCCAGTGACATTTAACTGGCAAGACATTAAAGAGTGGTTACAAGCAAGACCAGACGCAGGAAGGATAGCGAGTGAGGTCGACAAAATATTGAGTGAAGGCTTCGAAGTGAACCCCATAAATGCTGTCAACGTGCACGTGAAGTTAGAAAGCCTATTGAAGGACTCCATAGCAGACTTGCCCGAGCAAACACAAGGAAGAATGATAGTCTGGCAAATGAAGGGCTTGTGCGCAATGTACGCTGGTGGGTTCAAGGTACTAAAACAGCGGTTGCATGCGATATTGCGACCAGAAGTGATTTACACGGACGGGCTGACCCCGCAAGAGTTGGCTTCAAGATTTAGAAATGTGACAGACGCCAATCACATTTTTGAGAACGACATGACCAAACAAGATAGACAGACAGACCATCACCTTATAGACATCGAGTTCGAAGTGTACGCCATGCTAGGTGGGCAAGACAACTTTTTGTCAAGCTGGAGACAGTGTCACAACCACTGGAAGTATAAAGGCAAACACATCAGAGGGACACTAGACGGCATGAGACTAACGGGTCAAGCAACGACAGCACTCGGCAACGCAATAGTCAACATGGCAGCGCATGCTGGATTCACTTTAAGAAATAAGGAACGAATAAGACTGATGACAATATTAGGAGACGACAACATGGCGGCATCAAAAGGAAAACCAAACATCTCGACTTTGAGAAGGGAAATAGAGGACAAGTATAATATGCAATCAAAAGCTAGAGTGAGTGATAAGGTGGGGACGTTCTGCAGTATGATAGTGTATTTTGATAGAGACGGCAGGTTAGAACTGGGCCCTGATTTCGTGCGGCTCAAAAGAAGATATGAAGTGACAAACGGTGTATCTGAGGCCACTGGGGCAAACGTGGACGCGAGAAACATGAGCTATCTGAGTATGTTAGGATCCATGAAGTGTACTGAAGACGTGAATGAATATAAAGGTTACGGCTTAGAGTTGCGGCAGTGGTACGATGTAACGTCCAGTGTCACAGCAGCAAGTATAAAGTACCAGATGCCTGAAGAGGAGGTATTGGGAAATCTACAGAGCTTATGCACTATGATGAAAAACAGCGATGTAACGATACACGAGTTCGAACACTGGGAAAGCATAGTGTGATATCAGAAAACATGCTAACAAGGCGGTCAATAATAACGAGCGTCTAGGAATCAATA